CTGTAGCGTCTTGATATGAATGAATCTCAAAATTCAACTTAACCAAAACTTCAGGGTACTCTCTGAGTAGTATCGTTGAATCTGCCGGAATTGCTGTAACACTTCCTGGTACAGCGATAGCTGAGTTTATTGTTACTGAGGTGGCTCCTGCCGCCGCCGCAACTGACACAAAAGAAGCAGTCTGAATGATCTGTCCTGCTGTGTCTAAATACGCTACGTCTGTTCCATGTGGAATAGCATTTGGTAGTGCGCTACAAGTAATTGTGGTAGAAGAAGAACTTCCAGTAACACTTGTCGTCTTCTTGGTTTCATCTACAACACCTACAATCCTTACTGGGAATGCCGCTGTTGTTAATGTATTTCCAATGTGGACAGCATTTGCACTGTTTCCAGTCGTTGTGCTACCTGCGTTATTAACCATTCTTTGGTTTTGACCAACTAATGCATTATTACCTGAAGCTACAGTTGTTCCTGTAGAACAAACTACAGCCTTATACACAACATTAGGATCATCAGAAACATAAGCCATAATGTCGCCAGCTTTTGTTCCAGATGGATAATATTGTGCGAATTGTTTTTGCTTGGTTGTTGGGTCTGTATAAGTACATCCCAAAAATACACCAATCATACCTGAATCGTCAGCATCGTTTGTTACCGCCTGATGTTCAACATTTCCACGAACTAATTTAACAAAATCTCCATTAAAGATATCAGTTCTGTAGTCGTATTGAATTGGCAACATTCTGGTAGCACCAGCAAACGGAATGCCTCCGATAAGGTTAATTGGCCTTAGCCCGAAAGGGGCATCAACTGTTGGATAAGCCATTTAATTTCTCCGTTAATTTAGCCTCTATTGCTAGTAGTGGACTTACGTTCACTAAACATAGGCATTCGAGGATCTTGTTCTCTTTTCATGTTAACGTCCACAGATTGCGCCTGAGCTTGAGTAGCTTGTCTAAAATGATCTTCTCGACTTTCTACAAAACCTTTTGGCACTTTATGTAGCATTAACCCGCCAACTTCGACTTCGCCTGAAGTTTTTCCATGTATAGGAATCTCAGGGTGGTCTTCCATTCTACAAGGTTCCCATCCTTCTTGCCTTCTTGTGATTACGTTTCTCGCATCATCCTGCCCCATAAGGGATGTTCTGACGTATTTGTAATCGTTATAAGGATCTTCTTTTGGGTCTGGCAATACAGATTTTGGTTTATATCTTATTGAATTTGTGCGTGTTTCGGATTCACGATTTTTGCGATTAGCCATTGCTTTGCTCCTTCATAATTTGTTCAGCGTATTTATCAACAGGTACACCAAGCCTTTTGGCTATAGCAACCTGAGTTTTAGTTAATGAAACTTTTCTTTTAGATCCAGAGGATCTTGATGCTGGAGCAACAACATTAGCAGGCCTTTTCTGCCCGAATTTGTCAGGAAAGGTTTCACGCATTCTTTGATCTATTCTTCTGAAGTATTCTTCCGATCCATTCGGTACTCCAGAGCTGATCAGCTCATCGTGAACTCCCAGGGCCGCACCTCTCATCATAGCGTCGGTTTCAAACCAACGATTTTCAGTAACCCACTGACGGGTGCGTTCATCAGGTACTATCTGTTGTTGTACATTATTTTGAGGAGTTTGTAAAGGTTTATCGTACACTGGACGATAATTTTCTACTTCTCTTTGCTCCACAGAAAATTTTGCTATATTCTTCTGTGCTTCAAGCATTTTTTCAGAGTCTCCAGTTTCGTAAGCATCTTTATATTCTTTCTCCGCTTGCGCCATTCTTGCCGAAACCCGATCTTTGTGACTCTCAAGAAGAACACTTTCTCCTTTAGAAAGTTTTTCCTGCAACGCTTTGTTTTGTTCAGCGACCGCTTGGGCATAATTTATAGCCTCTTGTTGCTCTCTTAAAGACTTTTCTTTATCTCTTCTTTCGTCGTGATAAGCTCGTTTTAATTGATTGATCCTCTTTTGTACATTACTACTGTACTGAGATACCTCATCATCAGGGATATCTACATCTCCTAGATGTTTTTTACCTCGGTCTTCTTCCGGGGTATCATCTATAACTTCAATATCATCTTCCTGAGATGCTTCGACTTCTTGTGTTTCTTGTACATCTTCTTCTACTTCGTAGTTATTTTCTTGCGCTTCCATTTTTTCTCCTTATGCACGAGTTATGCCTCGTGGATCAGCGACAACCGCTTCCACCATGTCATCGTTAATTAATCTAAATTCTTGCTCTCCTTCTTTAGTTTGAACAAGGAATCTAGTGCCAGAATATGCTCTCATAATGATAAAGTCTCCTTCTTTACACCAAGGCCCGTCAGGAAACTTATCCTCGTCTTTATAAGCAATTGAACCAAGTTTTGTTACAAAACCAACGATTGAGGCTGTCTCCTCTCTTTTTTTGTGCGAACCAGCACGAACAATCCGAGAGTTTTCAAACTTATCGTCGATCTTTGGGATCGCTATAAGAATTTTATAGCCTTTCGGTTCAGGCAATTGTAATGCCTCGTTTTCTTTTTCACTCATCAGGTAAATCCTCCAGTAATCTAATTACACGTTGCAAACCTTTAATCTCACCCACTCCTAAAAGATAGACCTCTCTATCAACAGCTTTGTGGATTAAGGAATCTTTTATACTATTCTGATCATTTCTGATCTGAGTTAGTATCAGCTCTTTCAAGTCCAATTCTTACACCCTCCTTAAAGTCTTGTTTTTCATCTTTTTCTCTTTCTTCTTGAATCTTTTGCTCTGCCTCTATGCTATCGAGAGCAATCTTAGCTCCTTCAATCTCTGCTTGCGTATCGATTCTCTTATTTTCTCTTTCATCTTTTGCAACTGCTTCTTGAGATTTAAGGTTAAGTTCTGCTTCATCCATAGCTTTGTCATGCTCGAATCGAGCTTGTTTGAGTGCAAGCTCTGCTTTTTGCATCTGAATGACAGGATCTTCTGATTGTTGTTGAACTTGTTGTTGTTGTGCTTCTGCCTGATCTTTTTGTAATAACTTATCAGAGGCCAAAGCAACTACTCTGGACAGTTCTACCTCTACGTCCTCCGGTAACCTTTCGTCTTCTGGAGGTAGTGGAACACCCATCATTTTCTCTATTTCGACTCTATATTGGAAAGAAATATGCTCTGCGATATGAGCCTGTACTGCCGCTTGTATCGCACCCGCATTTGGACTTTGACCTACAATTTCTCGTATCTTTGGATCCTGAGCCATATTCATATGTGTTTTGATATGTGCTTCATGGTCCTGATACTGAAATGCTTTGACTGGCTTATTTTTTAACATCGCCATATTCTCACCGACAGGATCTGTAGGCTTGAAGTCCTCCTCAAGAGGAACGATCTTTTGAACCTCCTTGATTCCCAGAACCTCTAACATTTGACGATGTAATAACGGTAAATTATAAATATCTGGAGCGCCTTGAGCTAATTGCAAAGCGGCCTGATATTGAACTACTTTTTGCGCCATTGTACTTGCATTTGGATCTGATACAGGAATCACTTCCACTAAATCGTAATCTGTCATTTTGGCAAATTTAGATCCGCTTACATCGTACTTGTAAATTGGTGGCGTGTAATCACGAATGATATTTGCAAGAAGTTTAAATTCTTGTCTCATTGCACTATGAACACGAGCCTGAACGGCTGTCATAACCTTTAGTGTTCGCTCTAGGATTGCTAGAGTAGTTCCTACAGGGGTCTGCCCTGACATATCTGCGACTTTCAAGTCGGCTACTGAGGCAAATCTTCTGCCCTCTTCAATTATTTGATTTAGCAATTGAAATAATGTTCCAGACGGCTCTTTGTAAGGCAACGGAACAATAGATTCTTTTATCGTTAAACCCGTTACGTCTACGTCTCTAAACTCGCCCGGAGCAATTGGGGTGTCATCTCCTTTTACTCGCAAGTCTTTTGATTTAAATCCTCCCGGTAAATTGGATAATGTTCCGGCATCTACCAGTTGTCTTAGGATAGAAGTTGCTGATTCTGCAAAACCTCCTACCAAATGAATCAACCCAAATCCATAAAAACCAAATCCTGGCACATAAGGATAGTGTACAAAATGCATTCTCTTTTTCTTGACGGAGTCATTTTCCAGATAATTTCTACGGATTCCTAGCACTTCACCTGTGGATAACAACGTGACTACATATGGCAATGCAATCTGTGTGTTTTCTCCATCTTTCTGGTCTTCATATCCTGGAAGATCTAGTTCACAATGACACTCATAAACTGTAAATCTTTCGTCTTTTACAGCGGAATATCCTGTTTCCTGATCTTGTCTTTTTTCAATCTCTGTCTTTATATTTTCAGGATCCGGTAATTCTATATCCATATAGAATCCCATAGACATTAACTTTCGTAACTCGTTTTCTGTCTTTTTCATTCTGTGCGTAATACGAGGAGAAGATTCTAAGTCAGATGCTCCGTAAGGAACAATGATATCTTCTGCTGGCACGAATATTGCAACCTGTCTGTTTAGACTTGGATCAAAGTACACTTTCTTGAAAGCGGAACCAGCAATCGGTAAAGACCACAAAAGTCTTTCATGTTCGCTACGATACTCTGGCATTTTTTCCGTGAGTTCGTAGTTCATGCTTTCCTGAACACGATTTGCCGCTTCTTGTTTTTCTACGTCTATCTTTCCTACGATTTGGGTTTTTACCGGACCCGATGCAGGAAATGTTGTGATAATTGTCTCTGATTGGAATTTTACAACTGCCTCGGATAATACAGGGTGAAATACACCGCAGGCTCCATCCCAAGGTTCTGTTCTTTCTTCTATTTTCAAACCTAACAGTTTGATCCCGTCAGCATAG